AATTGCAAATTATCAATTTCTACACCGCCATCAGCATTAATAATTTGCAATTTAGTTGAGGATAATTTATTACGAATAAAACAAATACGAGAGTTAAATGTAAATCTGCTACTTGTTACACGATGAAACTCATCATCAGCTGTAGCAATCGCTACAGGAAATGATTGCTTATATGTGTTAGATTGACCGGTGACCGGCGCAAATTTCTGCTGCAGTTTAACATTAATCTTAGTATTTAAAATAGATTCATCTAAGTCATCGATAAGAGATAAAAGATTAGATCTTCTAAACACTTTGTCAAATTTTCCTAGATTATCTGTAAAGTATGTTTTTACTGTTGAAAATACTAGATTCTCTGTAGCCTTTGCTGTTGACGTAGTCAAATCAGGATCAAAATTAAAGATAGTTTCAACCTCAAGAAGAGTTTCAACAGGATCAACATATTTTGTATCGATTGACATAATAGCCATGTTGTCAGTCAGTCGAGTTATAATTTCGCCTTTTATTGTTTCTTGTACTATCGAAGATGTATCATCTTTAAATTTTAAACCGACATAGACTTCACCATATTCTGGTGGATCATTCTCTTCTCCTCCCCATGAAACAACATCATCGAGCACATAGTTATAATTTGCAAGAATTTGTGCAGTATAATCCTGTGCGGTAACTAGTCTTTGTTGTGAAAGGAAAAGTAGTGGAGCATTTGTTCTGATAGATTCTAATTCTTCTTTTTGAGAACCATCTGCAGATGCCGCCTCTGTCGTTACAGTTAAAGGGTAATCATCACCATTAACAGCAACGTCTGCAGTAGCAGTAAATACTTCTGCAGAATTAGCTAATTCACCAGAGCTTGACAAGTATGATATGACAATCTTATTTCCTGCCGCGGGTGCTTTACCAATTGTAAAACCATCACTAAAAATAATTTCATAATTACCATTAGGTACTTCTTTAATCTGATAGTGTTTAGAATCTTCATCAATACGAATAGCAGTATTTACATTAGTATAAGTTTCAAATGTAGAGCTGGACGATGTATCAAATACTCTTACAAAAAGTGAAGATGTATCCATTGTTGTATCAGGAATAACATAAACTGCTTGTTCTAATTTTTCTCCGACTAAAAATGTTTTTGTTCTTTCTTCACCTTCGTATACCGGTATCGATGTATCTGCCGTTGACGTTTTAAATTCATAGACACCACTACCATTATCTAGTCCAGTATAAGCTTCGAGAGTTCTAAACGTATATGATACACCAGAAGCCGTAGCAGAAAATGAAGTGCCACGTGGAAGAGTAATATTAGTTGGTCTGTTAGGATCGGAAATAATAACTGAAAGATTAAGAAAGGCTCTTGCTGATGTTACAGATAATGGCACATAGCCAAGCATTTCAGCATGTGATACAACCGAAGATCTTAATTGCGCGGTATTAAGAAATGACTCATTGAGAGCAAAGTTTGCTGTTAAACCATTAAGGTGTGTATTATATGCCAACACATCAAGAATGTTAGAAAGACCACTGGCTTCAAAATCATAGTCAGCAAACTCTGTCTTTGATTTAAGATAATCTTTCAGTCTTGTCTTGATTGTATTAAAATCAAGATCAGATGATTTAATTGTAGTGGCCATTTATCTTAACCTCGTAATATTTAATTCAACAGTATCTTCTTCGTTTGTACTGAGAATTCTAAATGTAACAGTTGCTGTAACAGAATGATAGTCGCCATTTATTCTTAATTCAACATTAACAACTCTAGCTCTTGGTTCAAATTGATCTACTTTTTGTATAATTCTTTCTTCGAGTAAGTCAGCATCAAATTCTGTATCTAAATTAAAAAGAAAATTATTTAAGTTAGCGCCGAAATTAGGAGAAAATGGTTTCTCTGTACTATTTGTTAAAAGAAGATTTTTAACTGATTGCTTAACAGCTGCAGCATCTTGTTTTTTATATACATCACCATCCGGTCTCTTCGCAAACGAAAGGTCTATATCTTTGTAGATACGTTTTCTGGCAACTACAAGAGTATTTGAGTTGAGGTTACCGTCTTCTATTGCAAATGATCTTACTGGCATAACTTATCTATTTATTAATAAACTGCGACTGTTTCTTCTTCTGCTTTTGCTTTAATTTCAATCAATTCATTCGTACCTTGTACAAAATTATTAAAACGTGTTTCAATTTTATTTGTAAAATTTACATTCCAGCCAGATGTTATTTCAGGCATGCACAATATAATTTGAGCATTAATAGATCCATCTGGATTATATGTGTCATAATCTAAAATAAGCTTTTCAAATCTTAAGTTATCTTTCCAAAATGCTGCAAGATCAAAGGTTGTTTCTAAATTAATATTACCATTTAAATCTAACAGTTCATATACAACAGCCTGACCTTTTGTCATTTTGTAATTAATACTATTTACGTCAAGTACTTCATTAGGAGATTTACGATATAATCCTTCGGCTACAATTAATCTAAAGTTGGCAAATTCACCTCTATGTGTATCGATAGTACGCATCGCTTGAGCATGCATATAAAGATGTTTAGCGATATCAAGTTTCTCTTCTTCTGTTGCAATATGTGCTAATGTTACTTGATCTCCATACCCACCTAAAAACTTAGCAAGTGTAATACCAGGTGCTAGTTTAATACGAGACGTAATTTTAGGTTGTAATTCCGGATTATACTGTGCTTCAGGCAAATAAATCATATCTTAAATCTCGCTAATTGTCCATCTGATTGACCTATAGTATCAGCACCTCTTCTTGCTTTTGGTTCTGGTCCAACTGTTCTACCAATTGCAGGCGGAATTTGATTAATATATGTAGGAGATAATTTGCCTTCCGCAATTTGCGAGCCAACAAATGATTTATTTGTAGCAGTATTTGGGTCTCTCATTTTTGATCTAATTTCTGCTGTTGCTAGTTTACGATCAGAAACTCCACCATAATCATCGTTCTTATTTAGCTGTTTTTTCATTACATCATTTTGATCGATATTGACCAATCGTACACCTTTACTTGACTTTGTAAGATAGTCTGTCATAATTGTAGGTGTTGGTAATACTGTTGCTGTTGGATCTACTGATGTTGCAGACTGACTAGCGGCTGATCCGGCGGATCCTCCTGCACCGAGAGCACCGGCAGTACCAGCTCTACCTGCTTGTGTGGCAGTTGATGCATTACCAGTTAACGATCCAACAAATTCAGTTGCTTCAGTTCTACCTGTGTATGCAGTAGAGGTCGTAATGGTATCAGTTGCAACTAATGAATGACCTGTATAATGATTATAATCATATCCAATAATATTTTCACCGCCGATAGTACCACTATCACCTATAACAGTTAATGACGACGCACCAATATTGATATTTGGAGATGAAATCATTACTTCATTTTCTGCAGTCATAGTTAATGTACCACTATTAACCATATCTACAGAACCTTCGGTATAGCTTTTTAGATTACCTTTAACAATAGTATTATGATCACTTAACCGCGTCTCTGTGGTGACACCGAGGACATACTCAGATCTGTTCTGATGTACGTTTGTTTCATGATCACGATGAACTCTTTCTTTCACTGAACCAACTACTTCTTTATTTTCATCACCAGCAACTCTTACATTGTAATCACCGCCAACTTTTAAATCAAAATCGCCTGTCACATCCATTGTTAAATTACCGTTATATGATATATGCGCATCACCTTCAACAATAACTTTTTCATCACCGACTGTTACACGTACAGAATTATTTGTAGAAGAAATAACACATGTCCCGTCTGCTCTAAACTCTACACCTGATCCTGTCTTATGTTTAAATAAGATACGCTCATTACCCGGTGTATCATCCATTTCAGTCACATGACCTGAAACTGTTTCTCTAACCTGATTAAGAGGATACGTTGAATTAAGTTGTTTATATAAATCAAGTGAAAGGTTACGATCACCACCACCTAAATATAGTTCGTTACGTTTAAACCCACGGGCAGCAAGATTAGTACTTGCCACATTCAGATAAGTTCTTTGAGGATATACTCCTCTTTGATCATCAAACGCAAAGGTTTCATCAGCCAATGTTTCAAACGTGGCGGTGCCAATATTGGCCTTTGTTAATTCTGTATCATCGTCTCTACGTGCCATTTTTATACCATCCAGTTGTAGAACTATATAAGTAACCGTTATTAATCAAGCGCTGTCTTGTTGTTTTTAATTCAGATCTTTGAGTTAAATATAGTGGTCTTTTTCTTTCTAAATCTTGATTTAAGCGATTTACCTGTTCATCATTAATTGAATCAGTAGATAGTCTTTCAATCTCTGATTCAATAGTGACTAAGTCTCTTTTCTTTGACTTAACTTCGCGTTCTAGTTTATCATATCTTGCCACATCAGCTTGTAATTCTGCTTCTGTCGGTGTTGTATCAACGTCAGCAGTTGATAGATCTTCAGGATTAGGAGCCAAATCAATAGTAGATACCGAAGATTTTTTAATTGTTTTAGGTAACTGATTAATTTGTTCTTCCGGAGTATAAGCCTGACTTCTTTCTGATGGGTCATCATAAAGAGTGGCTTTATTAAATTTACCTGATGCATAAACAGTTACATCAAAGCCAGGACATGTTGACTCTTTATCTATTTCTTTATGACTTAATGCTTCACCGCCAGGATAGGCTTTATAAAAAGCCTCAAGAAATTTATCAAATGACTTCCACTGCTCTGATGTAATAGATGCAGGACCGAGTGTTAACTCAGAATTCGGTGTACCAAATGCAGCAGTATAGCCGGCAACAAACCCAACATGAATTGTGTTTTTCGCAAAACCTACTCCATCAGCTGATACAATATCAATAGGTCGACCTCTTTGAATAGTGCCGTCTTTTAAAATACAGTAGTGCCATTCAATACCATTTTTAGGTCCCTGATCTATCAATAGTTTAAGAGCATCTTCGTCTCCGCCAAGAGATTCCCATTGTGCTGCAGTATGTAAGCGATGAATATGATAAGCATTAAGCGGAGAATCAGAATGAGTTCGAGTCCAATGTGTAACAGCGGTAGTTATATCTCTTGTTGTATTTCTTAATTCAGCTTCTAGCTCTTCGGATGTGTGTACAATTTGAAATTCATAATCGCCACCCGTAGTAATAAGAGGAGTAGCTACTCCTTTCCATCCAGAAACATTTGATGCAAGCACATAAGGATCTCGAGATGATTTAGCGGCTTTACTTATTCTTTGTGAAGGTTCAGTTGATTTTGAAATATTTGTACTGCCGTTGGCTTCAACGATATTGACCGGTGTGTCAAATCCTTCTGGTACAATAAATCCAGGAGGAGTACCTTTAGTTATTTCACCAAATTTATTTGGAATTTCAGCACCTACAATTTTACCTAGCACACTTCCTAATACATTTCCGAAAGATTTACCAAGAGAACCAAATGTGTTATTGCTTCCTAATGGATTACCAAGAGTACGATTAGCTTTCTTAACAATGGCTTGTGCCTTTGTTACAACCGTATTTGAAATGTCTTCTTTAGATGCTTCTTCAACTTTATCGGGTGCAGTTGATGTTTGTTGTAATGCAGTCTTTGTCTGATTTTCAGATGCGCCGATTACTTCAATCAATGCAGCTTTAATGCCTGCAGGATTTGCTGTAACGATTGTTGTATTAAGTAAACCGTCTTCTGTAGTAGTACTGGTTAATATAGAGATATTACTTTTTTCGGTTGATGTCTTCTTTACTGTTATATTAGGCACATCATCTGTAATAATAGAAACAATCGGCTCGTCAGTTACAGTTTGATTTTGTTTTGTGTTTTTTGAAAGAGTTAAAAATCCACCTAAATTTTCACCAATATCTTGTGCTAAAGAACCTTGCACAGAAATACGCTTTGACTGTGCACTCTTTGATTCATCTTCAACTGTAGTTGTTGGATTTGTTTTAGAAAAATTACTTAATCTAAAATTAAAATCACTTTTATTTGTTAATGGATTATACTCAGTCATTTATGCTTCCATCTTTTCAAATGTTTCTTCACCAAATGCTATTCTATCATCAGTAGTACCTTTTGCAGGTCTTTCATATTTTTTTTCAAATACAATCGAAGCTTCTCTTACTGTCGTAGTCTCTCTTAGTTCTGCTAAACCGAAATAAGAATATTTGTGTAATTCATATTTAACAAACTCGAGCTGCGCAAATAAATCTCTATAGTTATAATTTCTTTGTTTACTAAACTCTTGTAGTTTTTGTAACCGATTGTCAGCTGCGTCGGCTGGATTCCATTGCGCAATACCTTCTGATCCTTCTGCATTATTAATTGCTGTAGGATTAATATCACCATTAGTACCAGATTCTTTTAAAAAGTTTCCGATCATACCACATGCTTGTTGTGGTGAAAACTCTCCGCCTTCGGCTGAAATAAAATAATTAAATGCTTTCTCAATATTTGTTTCACCAAATATATTCTGAGGGCTTTCTCTTCTTTTTTCGGTTGATTCTATTTTAGGAATAGAACCAATTACTAATGGCAATTGTGAATCTTTACCGTCTAAAAAGATACCATATACTTGTGCCTGTTCTTTAATGCCAGTATTTGCACCAATACCTGAACTACTTCCTTCAGTAATAGGTACTACAACTTGTGCCCACGGTAAATCAGCCGGACCTATCAAAGTTTTATCGGTTCCGTGCACACCAAATATTCTAATCTGGATTCTGCCAAGTTCTTGCGGGTCATCGATTGAAATGACCTTACCGATAAACCATCTTGACTCATCTCCATAATATTCAATCACAGAGTTTCTCCAGTATAATTAGCTATCTTTGTACATAATAAATTAATATCATATTTTTCAACTTTGAATGAGTGCCTTGCCGCGTAAATAATATAATCACCAGACTTCTTAGTATCTATTCCTATATCCATGTTAGTTCGATCAACCGCAATATTTGAATCAAAGAATTTTAATCTGATTACGGTTCCAATTGTCAAGTTACCACCGTCCATTAAAAACGGTGTACCATTAACACTAATAGAAAGAGGTGATTTAGTAAGATAGTATTTTAACGCATCACCGATAATATTCTTTTTATATGCTGTATCAGTAGCTTCTTCTCCGTACGTTTTAAAATCTCCGTATCCTGTAAAAGTATTGCCGGCTGTGATGCGACTAATATATTTTGCTTTTTGTTTACTTAAATCTTTATCTTTAATCTTTGTCGAAGTAGGATAGTTGTAATGATTTTGATTTTGATTTAAATAGTTTTTATTCTTAATATTATCGAAGATATCTTCCTTGGCATTAAACTCAGCCTTCTGAGGAAACCCATCAGAAAGATTAAAAAATTCATACTGTGCGCCAGCAAATCCCTTATTAATCATACTAAACATATTTTCTATGTTTTCATATTTGTATGATTCAATAGTATAATACTCTTTTGTATTATTATTATATCCAGATGGAGCTTGTGAATAAACATATGGTCTGTCTATATTATTTGGTTCGCGAGTTAACATAGTACCTAGATGATCAAAAATTAAATTATTATCGTAAAGAGTAGAATAAATGTAGTAAGGTAATCCGTCTTGATTAGTTGCTCTTTGTTGAAACCATTTCATC